GAAAAAACAGACTTAGAACTGAGGGCGTTTTCTTCCTCTGGATCTGTTAGCTTCAATGTTTCTGCGTCAATGGAATTTGTTTACATTCAAAATGTGGGGCCAATCTAATGCCTAAGATCGACAAGTCCAAGATGAAATGCAATAAGCCCAAGCGTCAGATTTCTGGCGGCAAGAAGTCTGTTGTAAAAGCCTGCGCTAATGGGAAAGAGAAGATAATTCGGTTTGGCGATGCCAAGATGACCATTAAGAAATCAAACCCTAAGCGCAGGAAGTCGTTCCGGGCTAGGCATGGTTGCGACACAAAGAAGTTGGATAAACTTACGGCCCGTTATTGGTCGTGCAAGATGTGGTAACGTGATGAAAGTGAACTTTTCAGATATAACATCGATTATTGTGGTTGGTCTTTTAGGTTGGGGATCAACTCAACTCTATGCGATGAAGTCTGATTTAGCTGTTGTGTCTTATCGGGTTGAGGAAAACTATAAGATGATAAAGCCCATGTGGCAGGATTTTTTAGTGAGGCAGGCTAACTATGATAAGTCGTGGACAAATGTCGTTCCAAATATCCACACCACCGGAGGGACGGAATAATGGCAAAGAAAAAGAAAAAGCTCGACGCTTGCGCAAAAAAGGTCAAGGCGAGATACAAGGTTTGGCCCTCGGCTTACGCAAGCGGAGCGGTAGCCAAGTGCCGAAAAGTAGGAGCCGCCAACTGGGGAAACTCTACTAAGAAAGCGGCTACTGGTGGTTTGATGACGGCGGTTGATAACCCAAAGCGCCCTGCTCGTAATAGGTATCGCGGCGGTGGAATCATTGCTTCTGGTTGTGGTTGCGTTGAGGAGAACAAACGGAAAAGTACGAGGATGTACTGATGGCGGAGAAGAACTCTTTGCGGAAATGGTTCTCCCAAAACAAAGGGAAGGGCTGGGTTGATTGTAAAACGGGAAAGCCGTGTGGCCGCAAGAAAGGCGAAAAGCGCAAAAGCTATCCCGCATGTCGGCCTACGATGGCGCAATGTACGTCTGCTGCAAAGAAGAAGAAATCTTCTAAACGGATTAGTTGGAAAAACAAAAAGGCTACCGGCGGATTGGTAAGAGTGTTTTGATACGGGATTGGGCAGAAGAGTTGGCAAAGCCAACAGAGTACAACAACGGGGTTGCTGCCTGCCCGTTTGCGTTGCCTGCCATTGAGGCGGGAGAAGTCAACATGATCTTTACGGAGGACCTATGGGCGGATGTCGTAAGGGTTTGTAAATCGTTTGACAAACTTAATTTTAAGGTGAACCTTATTTGGGATTACTTTTTCGAGGGGTCATACGAACAGCTTGAAGCAGGGTGTATGAAATTAAACAAAGCTCTCGCTGAGATGGAAGAAGACATTTGGCTTTTGTGTTATCTAGGCGATGAAGCAATCGTTTTTGTGCAGCGTTGGAGTGAGCTAGAGAATGCTGCTGCAAAGTTAGAGAAACTAGGGTACTATACAAATTATGACCCTCAAGAGTATGAAAGACTTATCTTAGGTCGTAGAAACAGGAGACAGTAAAATGCCGGGTAAATTAAACATGGTTAAGAACAAGCAGGGGAAAATGGTCCCTGATTACGCTGCTGATGGCGTTGGTAAAATGATGCGCGGCGGTCGTGTCGGTATGATGCGCGGCGGTAAAGTCCCCGGTATGATGCGCGGCGGTAAGGTTAATGGTTACGCAAATGGCGGTTGTGTCATGACAAAGACCAACCAAAACCCCATAATAACATGAGTTGATAGATGGCTACTTCAGGTTCAAGAGACTTTAACCTCGATGTCGGTGAGATAATCGAGGAGGCGTTTGAGCGGTGCGGGCTGGAGGTTCGCACTGGTTATGATGCTCGGACGGCGCGTCGGTCTTTGAACCTGATGTTTGCGGAATGGGCAAACCGTGGCATTAACATGTGGACTGTGGAGCAGGGCACGATAACCCTTACCCAAGGTCAAGCTCAGGAGACATTGTTGCCTGATGTTGTTGATGTGTTGGAGATTGTGCTTCGTCGGGACAACACTGACTATGAGGTGGAGCGGATTAGTCGGGGCGATTACGTTACTCTTCCCAACAAGACTACACAGGGTCGTCCTAGCCAGTTTTGGTTTGATCGGCAAATTAGCCCTGTAATTAATCTTTGGGCTGTTCCGGAAAACTCTACGGATCAAATCATTTACTACTATGTGCAGCGGATTGAGGATGCAGATACTCTGGTCAACACCACTGACATGCCGTTTAGGTTTTACCCTTGTATGGTTGCGGGTTTGGCTTATTACATTGCGATGAAACGAGCTCCGGACAGGATCCAGCTTTTAAAGTCTGTGTATGAGGAGGAGTTCCAACGTGCAGCGGATGAAGACGAGGATCGTGTTCCGTTGAAGTTGCAGCCTAGTATTCAATATCTGAGGGTATAATGGCATACGCTTCGGGCAAACACGCATGGGGAATATCGGACAGATCGGGCCGTCGCTACCGTCTTCGAGAAATGAAGGTGGAATGGACAGGTGCGAAGGTTGGTCCTGATGAGTTTGAGCCTAAGCATCCTCAGTTGTTTCCTCCGAAGGCATCTCCGGATCCGCAAGCGTTGCGTAATCCTCGCCCGGAAAGCGGGTTGTCCGAGCAAAGGGCTACACAATATGGGTGGAATCCTGTAGGGTTTAACGAGATTGAGGGTCTTTCGCCTCCCAATAACTTGGTGGCTATAGGTTCGGTGGGCACAGTGACGGTGACAACATGACGATGACATATGGTGAACTGAAGCAGGCCATTCAGGACTATACGGAAAACGATGAGACAACGTTTGTAAATAACTTGCCGTTGTTTATTCGGCTGGCCGAAGAGCGCATACTAAAAAGTGTGCAGTTAAATTTGTTTCAGAAAAACCAGTTTGGCACCATGACCACTGGCAATCAATACTTGGCTGCGCCGTCTGATTTTCTTGCTCCTTTTTCGTTGAGTATTGATGTAAGCGGTGATGCAGAGTTTTTATTGTTTAAGGATTTAGACTTTGTCCAGACATACACCCCGGACCCGACGACAACGGGACAGCCAAAATACTACGCACAGTTTGACGTTGATAACTTTATTTTGGCTCCAACTCCTAACGCTAACTATACTGTGGACATACACTATTTGTATCGTCCCGCTTCTGTAACGGCGGGAGCGGATAGCGGAACCAGTTGGTTGAGTACAAATGCTGAAATTGCGTTACTATATGCTTCGTTAATAGAGGCGTATACGTTTATGAAGGGCGACCCAAATCTCATGCAGATGTATAATCAGCGGTATATGGAAGGTATTGCTCGCTTGAAGAATTTGGGCGAGGCGCAAGAAACAATCGACGAATACCGCTATGGTGCTATTCGAAAACCGAGAACGTAAGGAGACTTTTAAATGGCTTTCACAGGAAACTTCTTGTGCACCTCTTTCAAGAAAGAAGTTCTTGAAGGTCTGCACGATTTTAACGTAGGCGCAAACACTTATAAACTTGCGCTGTATGATAACAATGCTTCGTTTACAGCAGCGACCACGGTATACACTGCAACGAATGAGATCAGCGGCACAGGTTATTCTGCTGGTGGCGGGACATTAACGAACATTGATCCGACGACTAGCGGAACAACGGCGTTTATTGATTTTGCAGATTTAACGTTTAGTTCGGCAACGATTACTGCTCGTGGTGCGTTGATTTACAATTCAACGAACGGCAACCGCACGGTTTGCGTGTTGGATTTTGGTGCGGATAAAACGTCAACAGCAGGGGACTTTACGATTGTGTTCCCGACAGCGGACGCAAGTAACGCCATTGTTCGGATAGCCTAATGGCTGATATCATCGTTCCAATCGGCGGTTGGTCCCGCTTTGGTTGGGGCGATATGCCATGGGGGCAGACGGATCTCCCTAAAGCCACGGGTAATGTTGGCTCTGTAACGGTTGTTGCAGAGGCTAATGTGCCTGTAACTGGGTTGGAAGCCGTTGGCGGCGTTGGCGGCGTCTCGATTGTTGCCGAGGCAAATGTATTCCCAACAGGTGTTGAGGCTACGGGTGAGGTTGGCACTGCTGCTGTTGTGGGTGGTGCAACAGTAGAGGTCACTGGTGTATCTGCTGATGCCCTAACGCCAACTGGCGGTTCTGCATTTACCGCAGATGGAAACGCGCAGCTTTCCACTGCCCAAGCTAAGTTTGGCCCATCTTCACTACTGCTTGATGGCACGGACGACTTTGTAACTTCTGACGATAATATCGACCTAAGTTCTGGTGATTTCACAGTAGATATGTGGATTCGTCCGACAAGTGTTACAGGCTACAAAGGCTTGTGGCAGTCAGGTACAAGCTCTTTGCTTAATGTGTATTTGATCGGAGATCAGGTACAAGGCACTGTTGCAGGGTCAACAACACTCTTCTTATCTAGTACCAGAATTTCTGCAAATGTCTGGACTATGATCTCTGTCGAAAGAGAAGGAAATGTTCATAGGCTTTACATCAATGGGGCGTTAGAGGCTTCAAGTTCTACTGCAAACCGCTCAGATGATGGCGTCTTTGCTATTGGAAAGAATGGCTTTGGTGACTTTAACGGGTATATTGATGAGGTACGACTTTCATCTACAGCCCGTTATGAAGGCACATCCTTTACAGAGCCAACTTCAAATTACGCAGTAGATGGCGATACCACCGCATTGCTGCATTTTGACGGTACCAATGGTTCTACAGACATTGTCAACGAAACAGAGGGTGGCGTTATTGTTGAGGCGGATGCCAATGTGTCCGTTACGGGCCTTGAGGCCACCGCAGCCGTTGGAGAGGTTACGGTTGCTGCGGGGGCCGATGTTCCTGTTACTGGCCTTGAGGCTACAGGAAATGTTGGTTCTGTCACTGTTTACACTCGGACTTTTGTAGACGTTACTGGAGTAGAAGCCATTGCTCAAGTCGGCGCGGTTACGGTTGAGGCGGATGCGAATGTTTTTGTCACGGGGGTTTCTGCTACAGGAGAGGTAGGAACACCTTTAGTTTGGGGTAGGATTGTTCCAAATCAAAATCCGAGTTATACTCCAGAAACACCATCTTCCACCCCAGCATGGAGTGACGAAACACCGTCTCAAACTCCGGGCTGGGATGACATAGCAGCATAGGAAAAAATTATGCCTAGTACATATACACTGAATAACGGCATCGAACTCATCGGCACAGGCGAACAGTCTGGTACATGGGGCGATACAACGAACACGAACTTTGAATTACTGGATACCGCGCTTGACGGTCAGGTATCTGTAACGCTTGCAGCCACGGGGTCTTCTGGTTCTCCTAATACGTTGCCAATCAGCGATGGCGCGTCTTCTAATGGACGTAATCGTTTGGTTATTTTTGGCGATGGCGGGGATTTGGGCGGCACTGCGTTTGTGCAGCTTACTCCAAACGACTCGGAAAAGATTATTTATGTGCGCAATAACCTGTCTGGTTCGCGCAGCATACTGCTTTTCCAAGGCACATATAGCGCGAGTAACGACTACGAGGTGCCTGCGGGTACGACAGCGGTTGTATTTTTTAACGGGGCTGGAACTGGCGCGGTCGCGGCGAACGTCTTTAACAATGCGTTTTTTGACAGCTTGCGTTTGGGTAGCGTGTCAGTGACTGCGATTCTTGACGAAGACAACATGGCTTCGGATAGCGCAACAGCGTTGGCAACGCAGCAGTCTATTAAAGCGTATGTGGATACACAGGTTGGTGCGAACAATGAACTGTCCGAGGTTCTAGCGAACGGCAACACGACTGGCGGTACGGATATTGCGGTATCATCTGGTGATGACATTACGTTTGCGGATAGCAGCAAAGCCATCTTCGGCGCAGGGTCTGACCTACAGATTTACCATGATGGGACTAGGAGCTATGTAGATGACACAGGTGCAGGAAGCTTATGGTTAAGAGGCGGTGACGTTCAAATCAAAAGCACAACTAGTGAAACTATGGCTGTGTTTGCTAACAATGGTGCAGTAACTCTTTATTACGACAACTCCCCCAAACTCGCCACCACCAACACAGGCGTAGACATCACGGGTACTTTGACCAGCGATGGGCTGACTGTGGAAAATACTTCTGGAGCAACCCTTAATGTAAATACTGGGTTAGTTGGAGCAGATAGCAAGATACTTTTACACGAAGGTAGTACAGCAAGCCCTGCTAATGGTGCATCCATACGTTACGCTGGTGCAACTAATGAGTTCAGCATTGGTGTGGGTTCTTCTGTTGACACAAAACGTATAAGCATTGCTCGTGATACAGGCGACATCTCCTTCTACGAGGACACAGGCACCACGCCAAAGTTCTTCTGGGATGCGAGTGCTGAGTCGTTGGGCATTGGGACGACTTCGCCTAGTGAAAAAATAACCATTCAAAGCGGAAACTTAAATTTTTCTGGTGGTACAAACGATGCCCAATACATTAAGTTTGGCGATACAGATGATGCCGACATAGGTAATATTTTCTATTACCACGGCAATAACAATATGGTGTTTACGACAAACGCAGCAGAAGCCATGCGCATCGACAGTAGCGGTAATGTTGGTATTGGGACGAGTTCGCCAAGTTCTTTGCTTGATGTGGCAGGTAATGCAACGGTAGGCACAAATACTGGAGGCATTCTGAACGTCAAGGGTGGCAGCGCAACATCATCACAAGTTCGTTTTTTTGATGGTGGCACAGGTCGTGCTAGAATTGGTGTTCCCACGGGACAGACTTATTTGAGCCTCTCAGGTTCAGATACCCTCACGGCTGACGTTGTTATCGACTCCAGCGGGAATGTTGGCATTGGGACGAGTTCGCCAGTGTCTAAAATTGACATTGTACATACTGGTAATACTAGGATGCTTCTTTCAGAAGAAGCGACTGACACTAGCACAATATCCACTGTTAATACAGCTAACTCTGCATATTCAGACTTAAATGTGTATGCAAACAACTTAAAATTAAGTACGAATGCCACAGAACGTATGCGCATCGACAGCAGCGGTAATGTAGGCATTGGGACGAGTTCGCCAACAAGCACTGCATCTGCTGGCCCAACTTTAGAAATAAGTGGAACAGCAGGTGGAAACCTTGTACTTAGTGACAGTAATGCAACAACAGGTCAAAGAGCAAAATACTTTTTAAGTCAAGGCGGTACATTATACATAGGTCACAGTGCAGACGATGGAACTTCTCCAGTAAATGACTTAGTTATCGACAGCAGCGGTAATGTTGGCATTGGGACGAGTTCGCCAGACCAAACTTTGCATGTATTCAAGGGTAATGCTGGTGCGGTTGCTAGTGCATCAAATGCAGTTATTACAATAGAAAACAGTTCTGACGCTTATTTGCAGTTCTTGACGCCAAACACCGCAGCTAACCAAATACGTTTTGGCGATGTTCAAGACAATGGTTCTGGGATTATAGAATATAACCATAACAGTGCCTACATGTCATTCTCAACCAACGGCCCAGAACGCATGCGCATCGACAGCAGCGGTAACTTGTTTATAGGTAAGACCGCTGAAAGCGCAACTACAGCGGGTTGGCAATTTAAACAAAGTGGTGAAGCAATAGTTGGTCGTGTTGCTAATGACACCATTTTTGTGTTTCAGAACTCAACAACTGGAAGCACTGTAGGTAGCATTTCTATTACAGGCTCATCTACCGCCTACAACACCTCCTCCGACTACCGCCTGAAAGAAGATGTGCAACCTATGGTCGGTGCAACTGATCGTGTGCTTGCATTGAACCCTGTGAACTTTGCATGGAAAGCTGATGGCACCCGTGTTGATGGCTTCCTCGCACATGAAGCACAGGCAGTCGTACCAGAGGCAGTCACAGGTACACACAATGAGGTTGACGATGATGGCAATGCGGTCATGCAAGGTATCGACCAAAGCAAACTTGTGCCATTGCTCACGGCTGCACTGAAAGAAGCAATCACTAAGATTGAAACGCTAGAAACAGAGATGACATCTGTTAAGGCAAGACTAGACGCATTAGAAGGAGCATAAACTATGGCAGTCTCTTACACATGGTCAGTCCCAATGACTGAAAGAAACTTATCGGACGGTGGTATCACTGTCATACACTGGCGTTGCACAGGCGTAGACGGAGATTACTCTGCGTCATCCTATGGCACAACAGGCCACACACCAGATGCGGATGCGGATGGTTTCATTGCTTACGATAGCGTAACGGAAGCTAACTGTATTGCATGGGCGCAAGCCGAAGCAAACCAAGCGGATGTTGAGGCGGCAATTGCTGCTAAGATTGAAGCTGACAAAAACCCAACTACAGGG